CGTCTAGCGCAACAGAACTTTCAGCGTTGGCCTGAGTTAAGGTGTCAGAACTTGCTTCCGTCATAATCGTTCTGATAATCGGACGAATATCCTCGTCTAACTGCTTATTCCAAACTTCCATATTGAAAATAGAAGCGGCTGAAGGAGCCTTGGTTGCTTTTGGCCCGGAAGCCTTTTCAGTAATAACCCTCTTCTGACGTTCAAAGAGCCTGTCTAGGGTCATATCCATAAGTTCAGTCCAACGATCGACGGACTGAGCGTTTGTGGCGTCATTTTCGGCCTTGAACTGCATCTTCGCAACTCTTAAGGCAGCTTCAATGATTGGCCCTGGCTCTGTTGTCTGCTGTACGGCCTCATCAAGAGGTGCGGGTTGAACGGCAGCACCCGGAACGTTAACTGGTACGTCCGGTGTTGGCGTTTCTTCCTGCTTAAACGGCTTCTTCGTGTTCGCAATCGGCGTGAGGTTTGGATTCATAAGAAGACTGTCAGCAAGGTCCGACTCACATTCTTCTTGACCTGTCTTCACGCGATATTCGTTAACACTGATCGTTCCGGCGCTCAACTCATCCATATGGAACTTGTCGCGCTCATGCTTCATCACAACCAAGATCGGAACCTTGGAAGTATCAAAGTCAACATAGTGCGTGTCGTCTAGTTCATCAAGTCCGCGAGCAATCATCTGCAAGTGTGGACCCATGGTCTCTAGCCAGAACACACGCAATTCTTCACTAGCGTTACTGAACGTCCTGCCGCTGGCGTTACCAAGAGCAGATTCAGGAACACCGAAAGCTGCAAGGATTTCATCCTTGGTGATGTCGCGCATCTGAACGTATGCGGCATCTCGCGGGCTAGCGGATGTGTCGATAACGTCAATTCCGTCATCTGAACTCATCACCGTTGTCTTGCCAGCACTCTTGATGTTGCCTCGGAAACGAGACTCCAACTCTGCACGGTCGTCTACGTCAATCTCACCCCTGACGTTCAAAAGAAGACCTGGCCTACCATCATTCATAAGGTAGTTACGGTTATACATCTTTGCCAGGTTTTCAATCTCAATGGCAATACCCGCTGACTCCATAGGGGTCAATGAAAGGTACGGATCAAGAGGGTGAGGCTTACGAAGCCAAAGAACCTTCTCAGGTGGAATGACAATCTTTCCACCGTTAGGCAAATCTACCTGATACCCGGAAACAAAGGTCTTTGGATCGGGAATTGGTGCCGTGATCTGCGGTGGAAGAAGATTGAGACCAATCAACCTGCCAGAACGAGACATGATCTTTTCGATGAAAACACCCCTGGTGCTCATCAAAAGCTGGCTCGAAACCCTATATCTGAACGCAAACGAGTTTTCACCAATGTTTGCTTTGGTGTTCAAAAGGTTAAGAAGGTCGATATCGCCGGTGACGATCTTACCCTGTGGGTCGTTGCCCTCTCTCAGTACGGCAGGGAGAGAAGCTTGGTTCGATGCAATGATGTCAATACACCTTTGCACCCAAGTAACCTTCTGAAACCCTTCGGAATACGCTCTTTCAATATTCCAGCCGTCCTGATATGGCCGTCCAGCGATAGAAGGATTAATGGAGATTGGTGCGCCTGGTCCTATAGTCGGGTATGCCTTTTCGCTAGCAGACGACTGTAAGGATTTAGTTTCGCGCTTGTTCCAAGCCATCAATTACTCCCAAGAAGGTATGCGGAAATACCGCTAGTCATCCCAAAAGCAATGAATCCCTCTGCTGGGTCGCGCATCATAAAGCCCACGGTAGTAAATATTACAAAGAAACCTAACAATGCGTAGGCAACTCTGCCCCTCCCGTCAAGGGATGGTTCGACATCTTCATTCATTATGATACCCTATCTGCTAGCACCTTTAGTCTAGCCTATCCGTGAAGGAGATGGTGGCATAATGAACGAAGAGCAAGACTGGAATGAAGTTTTAAAGTGGTTTCAACCAAAAGAACCGCTTTACGCTCCAGAAAAGATGTCGATTGCCCAAAAGGCTTTCTTACGTTACAACGGAATTGAGGCACTATATGGCGGTGCTGCTGGAGGTGGAAAATCTTCGGCTTTACTCATGGCTGCCTTGCAATACGTTGATGTACCAGGGTATTCAGCAATTCTCTTCCGTAGAACCTTTGCCGACTTGGCGCTTCCCGGCGCTCTGATGGACCGTTTCAAGACATGGATCGCTCCATATGACGAAATTAAATGGAACGACTCGACCTACACGGCAACCTTTCCAACCGGTGCAAGAATTTCTTTCGGATATCTCAATAACTCTCAAGACTATTTGAGATATAAGGGGTCCGAGCTTCAGTTTATTGGAATGGACGAGGTTACGGAAATCCGACAGAACGACTACAGATACATGTTCTCTCGTCTTCGTAAGCCACCAACAGGGCCACTTTCCAATGTTCCATTGAGAATGAGGTCAGCTTCAAACCCTGCCCCAAACTGGGTTCGTCAGCATTTCATTGTTGAAGGTAAAGAAAATGGACGAATCTTCGTTCCAGCTAAACTAACCGACAACCCTGGCGTTGACATCGCTTCTTACCGTCAGGCTCTTTCGAAGCTTGATCCGGTAGAACGAAAGCGACTTGAAGATGGAGATTGGTGGGTTACCACCCTTGGTTCTATCTTCAAAAGAGAAGATTTCATCTACATAAACTCTGACGAAATTCCAGAGATTTCTTCCACGGCTAGGGCTGTCAGATTTTGGGACTTGGCCGCTTCAGAACCGACAGAAAGCTACCCAAACCCCGACTGGACAGTGGGCACTCTCGGCATTTTTGACCAGGGAATCTTTTACGTCCTAGACATCAAGAGAATTAGAGGTAAGGGCGACAAGGTTGAGGCGCTTGTCGCTCAAACGGCAATGGAAGATGGCAAAATGGTCGCCGTCAGGATGGAGCAGGAGCCTGGTTCGGCAGGAAAGAACCTCGCTGACCAGTATGCTAGATACGTTCTTCCAGGCTACGACTTTAAGGCAATTCCAGCAACAGGAGATAAGGCGACAAGAGCATTACCAATGGCTTCCGCAGTTGCAAATGGTAACGTTCGTGTAGTAAGATCGCACTGGTTGGGCGAGTGGCTTGATGAGCTATCTTCATTCCCTGAAGCTTGCGACCATGATGACCAAGTTGACTCCGTCGTTGGGGCATTCAACCACCTAACCGGACTAGGTTTGCCACAACGGCGTAAAGTAACCATTATTGCTTAGGATCAAATGAAAATCGAAGATGCATTACTGCAATTGAATAGGGAAGTTTTAGCTTTCTATGATTCAATTCAAGAACTTATTGAGTCCACCGCAGACGAACAGCTACTTTGTAAAACGCTAGTAGCCTTGACGGACATCGAATCGAATCTCAAGCTTGTTAAGCAGGATTTAGTTCACGCTGTAACTAAGATTCTTGAAAGCGGAGTACCTGTTGACATCGACGGAAGAATGGTTGAAAAGAAAACTGGTTCACCACGTAAAAGCTGGGACCACACAGGACTCAAGTCTGTTGTTTTGCAGCGATTGATGTCTCTTTCTTTAGATGAAGAAACTGGAGAAATCACACTTTCCCCCGCAGAAGCAGTGGAAAAGCTATTAGAATATGCACACATCGACTACTGGAGAGTTACAGAACTCCAGAAGCTGGATATTAACGCCGACAACTATTGTGAAGTTGGCGAAGCTAAAACAACTATTCAAGTAGGAAAGGTAAAGTAGTGTCAACTATTTACGAAAAGCTGTCAGCCCCATTCCCAACTGAGATGGAGCGAACCCTGAATAAGGGTGGCGCTCGGCTCACATACATTCCTCAGGCTGAGATTGTCAACCGACTCAACAAAGTGTTCGGCGTAGACAACTGGACCTCGGAGACCGTAGACACTTACAGGGATCATCACGATCCTGATTGGGTTATCGCTCGCGTCCGACTGACGGCAACCACCTACACGGATACCGCTGATGGTGTCGCTGTGAAGACTTTCTCCCGTGATGGGATCGGTGGACAGAAAATCAAGCGAACCAAGAGTGGCGACATTGTTGACCTCGGTGACGAATTCAAGGGTGCCGCTTCAGATGCTCTCAAGAAGGCTGCCACGTTGCTTGGTATCGCTCTTTATCTCGCTCGGGATGTTGAGGCCATGGACGCCGAAGAGGAAGAGCAGAAGCCTGAACCGAAGCCTGATCCGGCGTGGGATGCTTTCGCTAGCGCTGCTTCCATGTTGGATGCGGAAGGCAAGGCTGCTTTGGCTAGTTTCTGGAAAGACTACGGAAAGGGTCGTCCGAAGCCGACCAAGGATTCCTACAACCCGGAAGACCTAGAAGCGCTTCACGCTGAAACGGTTCGACTCACCCTTGGTGGAAGTTTTGAGTCTTGAGATACCAGAGTATCTTTCACCTTCCTCTATTGACACTTTCAAAACCTGCCCGTTAAAGTACAAGTTTTCCAAAATCGACAAGTTGCTGGAC